CGCGGTGAAATGGATAGCTACATGCGGAAATTGCGTGACCAGTCCAGTAAAAACCGCAAAGCAGCAGAAAACAAGGCGTTTTCCAATGCCTTTGTAACAGCGCAAAAGTCCGGCGCGTTGGAAGTTACGGTAAACGGTAAGAAATACCGCAGAGCTAACAAGCGCAGCGGCACATGGCGCCCGGTATGATTAACTTTGAAAATCTCGACAAGTTCACATTCCTCGGCGTGGGCAAGTACGATATTCCACAAATCGAGCCGGTCAAGGCATATCCCGCAGGCGAATTTATCCCCGTGAATTACCATTACACCGCGAAAGACACGAAAAGCAAGATCGTGCATTTCTTCGTGGACGATTATCAATTCATCCGGTATTGGAACATGCCTGACAAATACGTTCCGAAACTGTCGCAGTTTGCGGCAGTGTGTGCGCCGGACTTTTCTACCTACACGGATATGCCGCTGGCGATGCAGGTATACAATCACTATCGTAAACACTGGCTTGCGGCATACTGGCAGCTCCACGGAATGACGGTTTATCCGACAATCTCATGGAGCGATGAGAATAGTTATGACTGGTGCTTTGACGGTGAACCTGTCGGCGGTGTTGTGGCGGTTTCCTCGGTGGGAACGCAGGCAAACGCTGAAAGCAAGCGCCTGTTCCTGCGCGGCTACGAAGAAATGATGAAACGGCTATCCCCGGAATGGGTGATCTTCTACGGCAGAGTGCCGGAAGAATGCGACTGGAACGTGATACGGGTAAAGCCGCATTACGACGATATTGTGAAACGGAGAAGGGCGGTGAGCGGATGAAGTACCCTTTTTAGCCCAGAACTATTAGACGCCATCCCGGAAGAGCTTGCAGAGCTGTTCCGAGGATTGGAAGATACGCTCCTCGATGAAATATGCAGTAGGCTTGCTCTGAAAGACCAGCTGAACGAAGTGACTGTTCAGGCAATCAGAGCGCTTCGTTCGCATGGTATCGACACGAAGGAGATTGAAAAAGCAATCCGCAAGACCTCTGGAATTAGCGAGAAGAAGCTCAAGGAGCTTTTCGACGATGTTATTGCCAGAAACCAGAAGTATTACACATCGGTTATCGACATGGCAGGGCTGACACAGCCTGAAACACTGGTGAGCGTAGAAGACACGTGGGCGGTTTACGAACAAACTCGGAAAACGTTGCGAAATATCACGCAGTCTATGGGCTTTCTGGTAAACAATGGGCGGACGAGGCTCCCGCTTGCGCGTGCATATCAGTGGGCGTTAGATTCTGCTGTCATGCAGATTCAGAGCGGTGCTATCAGTTACAATCAGGCGATTAAGTCTGCGGTGCAACAGCTTTCGGGTGGTCTGAAAGTTGTGAATTACGAAAGCGGACACGTTGACCACATCGACGTTGCTGTTCGGAGAGCCGTTATGACTGGCGTGAATCAGATCTGTGACCAGTACACGAACCAAAGCGCAGAGTACCTTGAGACGAGATACTTTGAAGTGTCTGCGCACTCTGGGGCGCGTGACAAGCCGGGTGCTTCGCCGTGGTCAAGCCACAAGGATTGGCAAGGGAAAGTCTATTACCAGAGCGAAAACGGCGAACCTGACCCGCTGGGGCTTTACGATGACCTTGTGGAAACGACCGGTTACGGATATGTTGACGGTCTGACAGGCGCAAACTGTAGGCATCATAAATACCCGTTTGTTCAGGGAGTTTCGGAGCGAACTTACACAGACGAACAGCTCAAGCATATCGACGATGGTCTTGGCTGCACGTTTGACGGAAAGACTTACACAGCCTATGAAGCGACGCAGATGCAGCGCCGCATAGAGCGTCAAATCCGCGCGCAGAAAAAGCTTAGAAACGCATACAGAGAAGCTGGGCTTTCAGAGGACGCGACCGCCGCGAACATAAAGCTTCGGCGGCTGAACGCAGAATATAGCAGGTTCAGCAAGGCGGCGGGGCTGCCGGAGCAGCGAGAAAGGACAAAGGTATATGGACTGGGATGAAGTAAAAAAAGCAGCAGAAGCCATTTCCAAATTGGCTCTTCTTATTTATCAATACTGACCGACAGGTCGTTAAACAAGGAGATTTTTATGTCAGAAGAACCTAACGTGCAGGGCACGGGAATTACTGCTCCTGAGCAGGAAAAGACGTTCACGCAGGCCGATGTTGACAAGATGATTCAGACGCGGCTTGACCGAGAACGGAGAAAGTACCCCAGCGAGGAAGAAATCACCGCATACCGGACATGGAAAGACAGCCAGCAGACCGAACAGGAACGGCAGGCAAAACAGGCGAAAGACCTTGCAGACAGCAAGGCGGCACTGACTGCATTGCAGGCTGAAGCCGAACAGCTCAAGCGGGACAAATACGTCCTGAGCAAAGGCCTGACCGGCGAGGACGCTGAGTTTATCGCGTTCAAGGCCTCGAAGATGGTCAACGACAAGACCACGTTTGAACAGGCTGTCGATGAGCTTACAGCGAATCGCAAGAAGGCGACGTTCGACTGGACAGCACCGGCAGGCGGTGGAACCAAAGAAACAAACATGAACAGCACGATGAACGCCCTGATTCGGGGCGCTCTGAAATAACGAAGGGAGAATCATATGCCGAATATTATTAACAGAAATGCACTTTCCGGTCTTATTCCGGAACCTGTAACCCGCGAGATCATGCAGGGCGCTATCGCGGAATCCGCAGTCCTGCGCATGGGCAAGCGACTGGCGAATATGTCCAGCAAGACGCAGACCATCAACGTCCTGGACGCGCTGCCCTCTGCGTACTTCGTCAACGGCGAAGCAACTGATACCGGAGCCGGTGAAGCTTTCAAGCAGACCACGAAGATGGCGTGGGACAAGAAGAAAATCTATGCAGAGGAAATCGCGGTTATTGTCCCCATCCCCGAAGCAGCACTGGATGACGCAGATTATGACATCTGGGGCGAGGTTCGCCCGAGACTGACTGAGGCGTTCGGTAAGGTCATCGACGCGGCAATCCTCTTTGGCACCAGCAAGCCCAGCACCTGGCGCGACGGCGTTGTTCCTTCGGCCATTGCTGCCGGTAACGGCGTACCAGTCGGCACAAGCGTCTTTGACGACATCATGGGCGAGAACGGCCTGATCGCGAAGGTCGAGCTTGACGGCTTCAATCCGAACGGCGTTATGTCCGCTATCCAGATGCGCGGTAAGCTGCGTGGCCTCAAGGACACGACCGGCCAGCCCGTCTTCAAGTCCGATATGCAGGGCGCGACCCGCTATGGCCTTGACGGCATGGATATGTACTTCCCGATGAACGGCGCATTTGACCCGTCTCAGGCGCAGATGATCGTCGGCGACTGGTCGCAGTTGGTCTATGCGATCCGGCAGGACATGACGTTCAAGATCTTCACCGAGGGCGTCATTCAGGATCCGACCACCAAGGCAATCACCTACAACCTCATGCAGAACGACATGGTTGCGCTGCGTGCGGTCATGCGGCTTGGCTGGGAAATCGCGAACCCGGTAAACGCTTATAACGTTGATATTGTCAATCCGTTCCCGTTCTCGGTCTACGGCAAGGCTGGAACGGTCTCCACTGTGACTGTCTCCCCGGCAACCGCGACCGTGGCGAAGGGCGCAAGCAAAGCATTTTCCGCCTCCGTTGCGGGTGAAGGCATTGTAAGTGGCGACGTCGAGTGGAGCCAGAGCGGCGCAAAGTCGTCTATCACGGAAGGCGGCGTGCTGACGGTCGCGTCCAATGAGACGTCCACGAGCATTACCGTCACTGCAAAGTCGAAGCAGGATAGCACCAAGACCGGCACGGCTACCGTCACGGTCGGTTCGTAAAAAAATGAAAGGAGCTGGGACGAATGATCTATGCCGACTATGAATTTTACTCCGGCTGCTACTACGGCAGCATCAATGAGGAGGATTTCCAGCGTCTGGCCGTCCGCGCCAGTTCCTTCCTCGATTATTACACGCAGAACCGAGTAAAAGACTACGCGGATCTCGAAGCCGTTAAAATGTGCTGCTGCGCTCTGGTCGATCAGTATATGCTGATCGACACGGCGCAGGAGCTTGCCAGAAAGAATGTGTCCGCCGGGCTTGCATCTGAAGAAGGAGAATTGCAGAGCGAGACTGTAGGCGGCTATTCCCGGACGCTTCGCAGCGGCGGCGATTCTTCCGTAGCTGCATTGAAAGCAGCTTCAGAGGCGAAGAATGCCCTTGCAAGCGTAGCGCGTGAATATCTAGCCCATACCGGGCTTCTTTACAGAGGCAGGTGTTTTGTATGTACGCCCCACACACTGTAACCATCTACAACGTCACGCAGGAGCAAGACCAGGATTTCAATGACACGCAGAAGCGCTACATCACAGTGATTCGCGGCGTAATGCTCCAAGCGTCAAAAGCCGCTAACGTCCGCGCGAGCGGGCTTGAAGGAGCAGATGCGGTGAATCTGTACATTCCGTTCTCTGCGGTTGCTGTAGACGGCGTGACGGGCGCAGAAAAGCGCTACGTCGGACCGCAAGAATTCTGGCGTGCAACTGATAAAAGCAAGATCTGGACGCTTTCCACGGACGGCAACGGCGGCACGACCTTTTTTATCAAAGGTGAAGTCGTAGAGCCGGACAAAACCGAGCAGACGCTAGAAATGCTCTATGACGACGTTTACAAGGTTACGAAGGTCGACCGGAAGGACTACGGCAGCGCCGACATGAGACACTTTGAGGTCGGAGGAGCCTGATATGCTGAAATTCAGCGTAAAAGCAGACGGATTTGACGAACTGCATGAGGCAATCACAACAGCATGCACCAAAGCGGAGCACGCTGTTGCACTTCAGGCAAGAAAGGACACGGCCCCATATGTACCGTTCCTGACCGGCTCCCTCGACCGCAGAACACAGGTCGAGGGAAACGCGATTATCTACCCCGGACCATACGCGCGGTTCCTGTACTACGGAAAAGTCATGGTAGACCCGGAGACCGGCAGCACTTACGCGCCGAAGGGCGGGACAAAGGTAGTGACAGACAAGAATCTTGTGTTCAATACGTCCGGACACAATCAGGCGCAATCGCACTGGTTCGAGGCGTCAAAGGCCGAAAATCTTGATAAATGGCTCCGCGTAGCGGACAAGGCGGTGAAGAATGGACTCTGAAAAGCAGAAAAGGCTGGTATCTGCGGAGGAAGAGCAGGATATCTCCCGGAAGATGATGATCTGGGCGAATTCCTTCTCGGACGACGATATGCCGGCCGCAACGATCAACTATGAATTTCTCGCTGCGGATTCTGCAAGTATGGCGCTGTCCACTATTCAGGGCGCGTATATCACACGAAAATTCATCCTCGGCGGACACGAGGCGGAATACCAATTCAAGATCATCGCCCGCATCATCCCCGGCAGCAGCAACGACAAGCGCCTGAAATGCGACGCCATGCTGAACCGGTTCGGGGATTGGGCAATGCAGAACCCGCCGGATCTGGGCAACGGCATGCGCGTCCGGCGTGTGGAAGCGTCCAGCCGCGCGGCAATGTTCGCCCGGTACGAGGACGGCACGGAAGACCACCAGATTTTAATGAAAATGACATATGAGGTGATTTAACTATGGCAGAAGTTACTTTTAATACAACCGCCGGTCAGACCATCGACCGGGAGCTGCTGATCGCATATCTGAACACCGGCGAGTCCTCGACGCCCGTATGGTCGCCGTTCGGAACGCGCGTCACAGACTCCAGCATGGAGTACGACTGGCAGGAGGATTCCAGCAAGGACATCCTCGGCACGACCAGAACCACCATGAAAAAACCGATCATCACGCAGAGCTTTGACCCGTGCGACCTTGACGCGGGCGACGCGGCGCTGAAGAAAATCTGGGATCTGGCAATCAAGCAGCAGAACGCAGCCGCACTGGCGAATCAGGACGTGCTGATCGTCCACCATTATGCGGGTACGGCCAAGACAGCAGTTTTCGCGGAGCGCTACGACGCTTCCATGGTCAAGCCGTCCAGCCTCGGAGGCGAGGGCGGCGGTTCTGTCGGCATGCCCATCGACGTGACGCTCGGCGGTAACCGCACGACCGGCACGGCGGCGATCGGCACCAACGGGGCCATTACCTTCACGCCGGACGCGGCGTAAGGAGGGCCCGCAATGCCTGAAATCAGATTTGAAACCGGCGTCGTATCGTTCAAGCTGAACGACGCGGCGGAAGTCTCCTTCAACCCGACGGACAGCGCGTTCGTTGAACAGATCTTCAACACGTTTGACGAGCTGGACAGGAAGCAGGAGGCGTATAGGGCCGAGATCGACCGCTGCGCGGACAAGAAAGAGATCTTCGTAATCGCCCGCCGCCGCGACGCGGAAATGCGGGATATGATCGACGGCCTGTTTGCCAAGCCTGTCTGCACGGCCCTGTTTGGAACCATGAACGTCTACGCGCTGGCAGACGGCCTGCCGGTCTGGTGCAACCTCATGCTGGCCGTGATCGACCAGATCGACACGAGTTTCGCAGCGGAGCAGAAGAAGACTAACCCGAGAATCGCGAAATATACGGCAAAATGGAAAAAGTGATCTGGGCGCTGCCGACCACGGTCGATGTGAACGGCACAACGTATCCGATCCAATCCGATTACCGCGCGATTCTTGATATCCTCGTAGCCCTGACCGACAGGGAGCTGGACGAGCGGGACAAGGCGGAAGCGGCGCTGACCATCTTCTATCCCGGTTTCGACGAAATGCCCGTCAGCGACTATCAGGAAGCCCTGAACCAGTGCTTCCGCTTCATCGACCACGGGCAGGAGAACCGGGAAAAGAGAAAACAGCCAGAGATCATGTCATGGGCGCAGGACTTCGACCTCTATATTGCGCCCATCAACCGAATCGCGGGCTGCGAGGTCAGGGCGCTGGAATACCTGCATTGGTATTCGTTTCTAGCGTACTATCAAGAAATCGGAGATTGCCTGTATGCACAGGTGGTTTCCATCCGCGATAAAAAGGCCAAAGGGAAGAGCCTCGACAAACAGGAGAGGGATTTCTACCGGCGCAACCGGGATATTGTCGATCTGAAGACGACATACTCGGAGGCCGAAGCCGACCTACTTGCCGCATGGGGCGTCGGGGCAAAAAACAGCCGCCCCTAACCGGGGCGGCAGCGAGAAAAACTTATTTTTTATACTCGAAAATGATTTCGCTACCCCAGAAACTTGGAGAGAATCGAATCTCGATCTCGCTCCAATCCTGCGGCGCTTCGTACCCGACAACGCCCTTCATCTTCTTTCCGGCGGCAATCGTGCCGTCAAGCTGCGGCTCGTCGGAACTCATCATGGCGGTGAGGCTGAGGCTGGTTGTATAGCCATCAATGTAGCTTTCGAATGAAAGCATGGTGCTGGACGCAATATCGCGGGCTGAATTGTTTTCGATCTCGAATTCGCACAGAACAAAGACCTTTCCATCATCCGGCGAGACGTAATTTTGGCCGGAATTCTCGGTAACACTGAGCAACGTGACCGCCACGCCGTCTAGAACGACATGGTCCCCAACGCCAAATGTTTTAGGCCCGGAATCGGATTGCTGCTGCGGCTGCTGCGAAGAAGAAACTGAGGTTCCGACCTTTTCCGGCTTGGAGGACAATCCGCAGGAAGCAAAGGCCGCACCGATAAAGACAGCGAGGCAAAGAAACACAATCAAGGCAGTCAGGCAACCGCTGGGACGTTTCGCCTGCTTCTTGGTTTTTAGCCCGCCAACAACGTCAACGCGGTTCGAGGCGTTGATTTTGATGGTAAAAAAAGCATTCTGCTGCCCTTCGGCAATAACAAAGGATATGGTTTTATCCAGACGGCGATACCGGTAAAAAGAAAGTTCGTGCTGGCCCGGAGCGGCCACAGCTCGAAGTTCTTCACCGTTTTTCAGCGTGCCGACATCACAGCCATCCAATGCAACGCCGACAGTCAGACCAGAACCGTAAAAAGAATTGTCCCGGCTGATTTGGATAATGCAATCACTCATATTTCTTCCCTCCTTACTTGGAAGATAACACAAATAATGACAAAAATCAACCGAAAAGGTGGTGAAAATATGGCAGATGGGAAAATTGTGATCGCCGTCGACGCGGACGCGAAAAAGGCGCAGAAGGAGCTTGATACACTGTCCGCGAAAATCGACAAGATGGAAGCAAAGCTGAACGAGGACACCGGAACGCAGAGCGGGCTTAAAAAGGAGCTGGACGCTGCGCTTCAGTCCGCAAAGCAGACAGAAGACGCGCTGAAATCGCTCCGCTCGGAGGCTGACCGCCTAAAGGGCATCACGTCCGGAAGCGCTTCGGCTAATCCAGCGGAGTACATAGACGCTTATTCTCGACAGGCGGAGGTTGCTGCGCAGATCAAAGAGCAGGAACAGCTGCTGGTGCAGCAAAACAAAACGGCGGAAAAGCTTGGGAGTCAATATGCAAAGATCACCGACAAGGTGATAACCCAGACTGATGCGCTTGACGCTGCAAAGGCTAAAGCCGGAGAGCTGGTGCAGCAGATCACAGACGCCAGCGGAGCCTCGGCCCGCATGGCCGAAGCGTCGGCGCGCGTCGAAAAAAGCATGAATAAATTCGGGAGAAGATTAAGCGGGGTACTGAGGAGCGCGCTGGTCTTTACTGTCCTGTCCCGCGGCCTTTCCCAGCTGCGCAGCTGGCTCGGGGAGACGATCATGCAGAATGAGGCGGCCCGTGCATCTATCGCGCAGCTGAAAGCAGCTCTTCTGACGCTTGCACAGCCGATCCTCGAAGTCGTGATCCCGGTTTTTGTGAAGCTGGTCAACATTCTGGCACAAGTCGTGACGGCAATCGCAAAGTTTTTCGGTATGCTATCCGGGAAAAGCTGGAGCGCGCAGGTATCTGCCGCGAAGGGACTGAACGCCGAGAAAGAGGCGCTGGAGGGCGTAGGTTCTGCCGCAGAAGACGCAAGCAAAAGCATGGCGGGCTTTGATGAAATCAACCAGATCACCAGTAATCAGGCGTCCGGCGGCGGCGGGGCGAGCGGAGCAGGCGCTTCGAGCGGGATCACGCCGGATTTCTCCAATCTGGATCTTGCCGAAGACAAACTGAACGACATTCTTGGCATTGTCGGGGCAATCGCTGCAGGGCTCCTTGCGTGGAAGATCGCCAGTATGTTTACCGACGACCTCGGCAAGATCGGCGGCATCGCGCTCGCTGCGGCTGGCGCGTTCGCGCTCGTCTATTTCTGGCTGGACGCATGGAACAACGGAATCGACATGACAAACTTCCTCGGTATGCTCGGCGGTCTTGCGGCGCTTGCGGGTGGACTCGCCCTTGCGTTTGGGCCGACCGCTGCGGCAATCGCCCTAGTGGTAGGTGGCCTTGCGATGTTAGTCGTCGGGATCAAAGATGTGATCGAAAACGGATTTACGCTGGAAAACACTCTGACCATCATCGCCGGACTGCTTGCCGCCGGTATCGGGATCAGCATCCTTACGGGCAGCTGGATTCCGCTGCTGATCGCCGCAATTGCATCGATCCTTGTCGCACTTGTCTCTTTTACAGGGCATGGCGAGGAGCTGATCAACGGCCTGAAAGATGTTGTGTCCGGATTCGGAAAGTTTTTCAAGGGCATCTTTACCGGCGACATGAATCTAGCGTTAGAGGGCGCAAAGCAGATATGGAGCGGGCTGAAACAGACGTGGAACGCCGTCGTAAATTCCATCAGGGACGCATGGAGCGCGTTTGTCGATTGGTTAAAGCAAAAAAATCCGGCACTCGCCGCAATATTTGAGACAATTGGGAAAAAGTTTTCCGATCAGTACGAGGCGTGGAAAAAAATTCTGAAAGGCCTGATCACCTTCCTGACCGGCGTATTCACCGGAGATTGGAAGAAAGCGTGGAACGGCGTCCTTGACATTCTGAAAGGCGTCTGGAATCTCGTAATCGGCACAATAGAGGGCGGAATTAACTTCATCATCGACGGCATCAACCTACTGCTTTCGGCGCTGAATAAAATTCATTTCGAGATTCCGGATGGTGTACCGCTGATTGGCGGGAAAACCATTGGAATCAACATTCCGCCAGTGTCGCGCGTCCAGCTCCCTCGTCTCGCCTCCGGCGCGGTCATCCCGCCGAACCGGGAATTCATGGCCGTCCTCGGCGACCAGAAGAGCGGGACGAACATCGAGACGCCGCTTTCCACGATGGTGCAGGCATTCAAACAGGCCATGACCGAGACCGGCGTAGCGGGAAGCAGACAAATGACGGTTATCTTCCAGCTTGACCGGCGTGAGCTTGGCCGCACGATCTATCAGCTGAACAACGAAGAGACGCAGCGCGTCGGCGTGAAGCTGGCGGGGGTGAAGACATGAGAAGCGCACTGAGCCTTGATGGCAAGGCGTATTACAATCTGCACGTCGTAAGCTGCAAGCGGTCGTTCTCCGTCCTAGACGGCGACAATGCCGGGCGCGTTATGACCGGCGCGATGACCCGTGATATTATCGGCACGTATTACAACTACAGCCTTGAAATTGATCCTGTATCGTCAGACCCGGAGGAATACGATGATTTTTATGAGAGCATTTCTGCCCCGGTCGACAGCCACGTGCTGACCGTCCCATATGCGCAGGGGACTATGACCTTTGACGCCTATGTAGCAAACGGCGACGATGAGCTCACCGGGAGCTACGACGGGCGCAATGATTGGGGCAATCTGACGATCAATTTTGTCGCCATGAAGCCCAAGAGGACGCCGGTATGAGTGTACGCGTGATCTATGAGGACGTAGCGGTAGGCGCAGCAGCGGCGGCAAGCGTTGCAAGCACCGCTGCGCAGCCCTTCTCCGACCTTCCGGAACTGCCGTATGGCACAGAGTCGGTGATCGTCGCAACAAACGAGCTAAACCAGTGGATGCTGGACGGCTCCCGCCCGATCCTCACGACCGAGCGGGCGGCCTTCTGGTCTACCGAGCCGAGCAAAGCAGACTGCACCTTCGACGCAAACCCGACGCTGACCATCACGCTGGACGGCACGTTCGCAAGCTCCGGCATTTACCTCTATTTTGACGGTGGCACCGGCGACTATTGCAGCGCCCTGACCATGACTTGGTACAACGGCGAGACAACCGTCGCGTCGCAGGACTTCACGCCGGACGGCCAGAAGTATTTCTGCGCAAAGCCTGTCTCCGGATACAACAAACTCGTGATCGAGCTGAAAAAGACGAGCCTGCCGTACCGGTACGCGAAACTCAGACAGATCTTCTTCGGCATCGTCCGGGAATTCGAGCGGGAGGACCTGCGCAGCGTCACCGTCACCGAGGGCGTTAGCGTGATTTCCGACGACGTAGAGATTAACACGCTGGATTTCACGCTCGACAATTCGGACGATATCGATTTCATCTTCCAAGAGAAGCAGCCCGTCAGCGCATACGACGGCGCAAAGCTGATCGGCGTGTTTTACATCAAGAGCTCGTCCCGGTCGAGCGAACGGCTCTATGATGTATCCTGCCAGGACGCGCTCGGCATTCTGGACGACGAGCCCTTCGCGGCGGCGGTCTACAGCAGCAAAAACGCGAAGGAGCTGATAGCCTCGATTCTCGGCGCGCACTTCACGCTGGACTTCGACACTGCGCTGAAAGACGAGACCGTAACCGGCTATATCCCGGACTGCACGAAACGAGAAGCGCTGCAACAGATCGTTTTTGCGCTTCGCGCGACCATTGACACAAGCGCTTCGCGCGGCGTGCGCGTCCGGAGGCTCACAGCGGCCTCTCCTGCCACGATCCCACTTGACCGGACATACACGGGCGGCAGCGTTGAAACGGCGGCAGTGGTCACGGAGATCCGCGTGACGGCACACAGCTATTCGGCGTCCGGAAGCGGGGAGAACGTGGAGGTCGGCGGTACGACCTACTATCACACGACGTCGGTCACGTCCAAGACCAATCCGAACGCCACCACACAGACCAAGCCGAACGTCATCGAGGTACGCGACGCTACGCTGGTCAACAGCGACAACGTTGCCGCCGTCGCGCAGCACGTCTTTGACTACTATATGCGCCGTCAGACGCACAGTGTCAAAATTGTCATGGACAAGGAAGCCCCGGGCGATTACGTGCAGACCACAACGCCGTGGGGCACGAAGATCACCGGAACGATCACCAGTATGGGCATTCGCCTCAGCGGAATCGCAGCGGCAGAATGCAAGATTATCGGCACATAGAACGGAGGTGCGACATTTGGTACAGGGAGATTCGTATAACCTTAGTGTTACCATCAAGAATAAAGGGCAGCCTCTGGACGTTGCAAGCGTTGAAAAGGTGGAAATTTCTCTGCTTTATCTGCAAAAGAGCTATCCGGGAGAGATCGGATACGAGGACGGAAAGTTTCTGTTTCCCCTCACCCAGCAGGAGACCTTTCGGCTCCCGAAGCTCGGGCAGATGCAGGTGCGCGTGAAATTCAAGAGCGGTGACGTGATTGGCTCGGAGATCAAGCAGATCGACGTTGCGCACGCGCTTTCAAAGGCGGTGTTGTGATGGGCGGCATTGAATTTGAACTCAAGAACCGCGATCCGGTTGACGTTTCCTTTAACGTTTCCGTGCGTGCTGGCGGCTCCGGCGGCGGCTACAACATCGGCCCCGGCCTCGCCGCGAGCACGGACAAACTCGACGCGCTGACCGACAAGGCCGCCGCCATCAAAAATCAGGGCGCGGTTGACGCCAACGTCAAGGAGGGAGAGTCCTATACCATCCCTGCGGGCTATCACAACGGCTCCGGCACGGTCAAGGGCGTCTCCGGCGGCGGCAACTACAACCTGCAGGCCAAATCCGTCACGCCGACGAAGGAGCAGCAGTCCGTCACACCAGATCAGGGCTATTACGGCCTGTCCGGCGTGACAGTCGGCGCGATTCCGGAAAACTATCAGGACGTCTCCGCCACGACCGCCGCGCCTGCCGACGTGCTGGCGAATAAAGTCTTTATCGATGCAGACGGCGTAACGCAGGCAGGCACCATGCCGGACAACGGCGCGGTGGAGAAAGTGCTGGACGCGACGACCGGCAATCAGGAGTACACTGTCCCCGCCGGTAAGCACTCCGGCACGGGCAAGGTATCCGTCGTGCTGGAAACCAAGTCCGCCACGCCTGCCGAGGCCGCGCAGGACATCACGCCCACCAAGGGCAAAGTCCTCGGCAAGGTCACGGTCGGCGCGATCCCGGACAAATACAAGGACGTTTCCGGCGTGACCGCCGGAGCGGCTGACGTGCTGGACGGAAAGTTTATCGTGCTGGCCGACGGCAGCAAGGTCGAGGGCACCATGGCCAACAACGGCGCGATCGCAAAGACCATCGACGGCCTCACGCAGACCAGCACCGATATCCCGGCGGGCTACACCTCCGGCGGCACGGTATCGCTGACAGACGCGATCGAAACGGCTCTCGCCGCGATTTAAAGGAGGAACAGACATGAGCGTACAGACAGAAATCGACCGCATTATCACGGCAGTCGGCGCGGCGTATGACGCAGTGGAGGCCAAAGGCGGCACAGCCCCAGCGGCACAGACCATCGAAGGGATTGCAGGCGCGATCAGCGGAATAAAATCCGCACCGACTACGCCGTACATGGAAGCGGAGTATGTTGCGATGGGGGATGGCGGCGGCAACGCGAACCACTATATCAAGCGCGCAAAACTCTATAACCACACGGCAATCTATATGTATGAGTTCGCGGGGCAGGACCAACTACAAAACCTTGACTTTAGTGATGCTTCAAATAACATCACAGCAATAGAACCAGAGGCGTTTTATCTGGCACAGGTGAATGGGTTGGTTCTGCCAAATACGATCAGCGTGTTAGGGACGGCATGCTTTACTTCTGCATACATCGCAACGCTGACAGTTCCGCCACTTGTGACAGTGCTTCCAATAGAGGCGTTTTCGAGGATTCGGCCAGTCTACAATAATGAAACGGAGGAAGAACTTCCGATCAATATCATCCTGCCACAAAATCTCACCAAAATAGAAGACTCTTGCTTTGAAGGCTCACAGATTCAGCAGATCAATATACCGGATACGGTAACAGAGATCGGGGAAAGGGCTTTTATCGACTGCAATTTCCTTGCATCGATTACATGCTTGGCCGCAACGCCACCTGTGCTTGGACCTAACGCATTCAGCTCGGACACAGCGGGATTTACCATCAAAGTCCCGGCTGCATCGGTCGCGGCGTATAAAGCTGCCGCTGGATGGAAGGATTATGCGAGTTACATCGTTGCGATGTGAACGCTGAAAACCGGAAAAGGGAGAACACCATGGACACCAAGACCATCATCGTCACCCTCGTCACCGACCGGACGCAGGCGGACGTGGAGCGCGTCAAGGCGCTTGCCGCGAAGGGCTTTGCTGCCATGACCGCAGCCGAGCGGGCGGAATGGCTGGCCGGGATGAAGGGCGCGTATAATGCAAGCGACATGAATCGCGTGGGGACGGCCCTGAATTATCTGGCGGCGCGTCTTGCGCCGGTCTGCGGCATGAGTATCGCATGGTCTGCAAAAACAGATTGGGCCGCAACGGACATTATAACGGCCTCACAGGCCGAGGCATACCGCAAGCAGGTGCAGTCCATCCGGGACGCGCTGGCATACCCCGAAGGAACACCGGACGCGCCCGGCCTCAACCGCCTGACCTACACCGGCGCAAACGATATCGAGCGCATTCTTGTGCTCTGCGAGGAACTGATCGACAACATCACAAAGGCGTTCCGCTACACCGGCGCTGCGGAATGCGCCGCAGGAGGACTTCTGACATGAAAGACAGACAGCCAACACAAGTTTTATCCAACGGCGCGATCCGGTACGGCTTTTATAACGCCGACGGAACCCTGAATCACTACGAATATCTCAAGCGAGACGACGCCCCGACCGAAGAGGGCACGCCGCTCAATAAGGCAAATTTACTCTCCGATGCTACTGCGGCCAAGATCTGGCCGAACGCAAGTACCCGCCCGGAAGACCCGACGGTCAGCGAGGCGCTTGCAGAATTGCAGAAAGGCACCGTGAAAGTCGGCGATATCCTTATGACGGTAAGAGCGAAACCATCCGATGCGTGGCTTTTGTGCAATGGCCAAGCCATCACAAGATCTGCCTACCCGAAGCTGTTTGAGCTCTTGCGGCCGGCGGCGTCTCCGGCTCCATGGACGAGCAAGCCTGTAACAGGGGTCAATCAGGATACAAGCATAATAAGATACGCAAATGGAAAGTGGTTTGCCTTCCCCTACAACCAGTCCGGTTCCAAAATGCACATGTATGTATCGAGTGATACAGATGTATGGGTAGATTATCCGTTTAGCTATACGCTCGGTGACAGTGAGCATATTGCAGATATTGCAGTATGCTATAATCCGCTCAAAGGCGTCTACCGTATGGCTATCGTAAAAGCAGGCTCTACGTCAAATTACTGCGTGTCCTATACTATCTCGGAAGATCTTCAGACCGTATCGGAGAACAACTGGATATGGAGCAGCGGCAACAATGATATTTACAAATTAGAACTATATGCTTCGAGTAGCGGCAATGTGTACTGCTTTCGATCTAATAGTTCTTCAAGTGATTACATTAGTGGAGTAGTATACGAAGACCGTATAACCGCAAGTAGTTCTGGAAAGTGGGACGACGTAAATAGCTCTGTAGACGCAATAAGCTACGACGAGACCTCAAGGCAGTTTTGCTGGACGTATCGCCGAAATATCTACATGGCAGAAGAATTAAGCCGGAACGCTTCGGAGTATCTAATTGGAACAATTCCAGATGCTGCTGTTCCAAGCGGCATACAGGGTTATGCTATTTGGAAGTATATATGTGCATCTACAGGTACGATTATTGCGATATATCAAAATGAAGGCTTGAAGTACGCCTACACACTTGATAATGGCACAACATGGCACATTGGAGCGGAAGCAATCTCTACAGGCTCAACAGACTATATATACACACAGACACAGTCTGGATTCGAGTTTGTGTCAGGCTTACTGCTATTTACGGTCTCCATAGACGGTACTAGATACATCTGCAGCGTTTCCGACCCGGAAGATAAGGTATACAAAATTAGTGGTGTCTTTGATGGTGCATTATCACCTGCCGCTTTAGCGGCACAGCCGCCAAAAACTGGAACAATATCTATATGCAATTATAACGACTTAGCGAAACCGGTTCCAACGATTATACCAGATAGCCGTAGCCACGCATACATCAAGGCGCTGGAGGAATAACCCGTGAAGGACAGAAAACCGACGAAAGTCCTGCAAAACGGCGCGGTACAGTATTCGGTGACCAGAGTCTCCATGGGTGTGACTGCGACCAGAGAAGAATGGATTCGCCCAGAGGATGAGCCATTGGAGTCTGGGACACCACTTACCAAAGAAACGCTATTATCGGGAGAAGCGGAGGAGATCATATGGCCGGGGAGCGGGAAGCCTGCAAATCCGACCGTAAACGACGCGCTGGACAAGCTGACCGGAGCGAAGGAAGTTGGTGATATCCTCACAACCGTCCGCATTCTCTCTGCCCCATGGCATGAATGCGACGGATCTCGCTTCTCGCGTATGTCCTACCCGGCGCTTTATGCAGTCCTCGGCGGCACGACGCTGCCAAGCATCAGCTATTCCAGCGATACCACCACCTACATCAAAATGGCGGACGATTAGCCAAAAAACAAAGAAAGGTACATAAAACATGGATGCTGGAACCATCACGATCATTTGCGCCGTGCTCGGCTCGTCCGCGCTGACGGCGGTCGTCAACGCCGTCGTCGGCGCGATACAGAAAAAGCGCGGCAAGGCCACGACGCAGGAGGCGCATCTAGCCGAGATCGACAAAAAGCTCGGGAAAATGCAGGAGCATCAGGACGAGCAGTATCTCGCAATTCTCCGCCTGACCATCATGTCGGAGGAAATGCCAATGGCCGAGCGCCTGATCGCCGGGCAGAAATACGTCAAGCTGGGCGGGAACGGCGACGTGAAGAAGTTTTTACACCAGCTGGAGGCGCAATGCGGGCATAGCAATGGAATTCAGTAAAAAGTGGCTGATTTGCAGCGCGCTCGTCAGCCTCGCACTCATCATCGCCTGCGCGGCAGGCGCAGACCTGACGGAGATCACGCTTGCGGTGCTGGCTGAAACGACGGCTTCCAGCGGCTTTTACCTCTGGAAAGCCAAAAATGAGAACCGCGCGAAGTACGCGCAGAAGTACATGGATAAATGGGCTGAAAAATACGGCCCGGAAGCGGCAGCACGCATCGCAGAGATCGTGCTGAAGGACTGAAAGGAGCATACATATGGAAAACATCAAGAAGCGGCTCGGCAATCTGCTGAGCGTCAAATCCATCGTCACGCTGGTGCTGACGGCGGTATTTGCGTACATGGCAGTCGCCGGGAAGATCTCGCAGGACTTTATGATGGTGTATACCGTCGTGATCGCGTTTTACTTTGGCACGCAGAGCCAGAAAGCGCAGGACGCCATCGATGCGGCAGGCAAGCCGCAGGAGGACGCGCAGAAATGAGTATCAAGATCGGACAGGCCAGCCTTGGGGAAACCGGTGGACGCAACCAGCAGCCAGGAAACCAGACCGGCCGGGAACTGAATATATCGCGCTGGTACAACGGGCGTTGGCTCGGCGTCCTGCGCTACAAGAGCCGCAAAAAGGCCGAGCGGGCCGCGCAGACGTGCGAGGCGGCCATTAAAAACCGGAACATCGGCTACGACATGGACAACAGGAACACGGCGTATGAGGCAGCCAGAGCCGTCGGATGGGACGTGAGCAAGATCACAAAGCCAGTGGAGACGGACTGCTCCGCGCTCATGACGCTCTGCGCCGTGGCCGCAGGCTGCGCGTCGGTCGAAGCTCTCTACCGTCGGCAGGGCAACAGCTGCACGACATACTGCATGCTGCACGATTGGCCAGCGACGGGAGACTTTGTGCTGCTGACCGGCAGCAAGTATCTGACGACGGACGCCAATCTCCTGCGCGGGGACGTGCTGGTAAGCGAGGGCCATACCGTGATGGCCCTCGAAGATGGAAAAAATGCAGAGGAGGAAACTGAGATGGTAGAAAAGAGCAAGATCATCGTGGACGGCAAGGAAGTCGCCGTTGAACGCATCCTGAAGAACGGCACGAACTACGTCAAGGTGCGCGATCTGGCCGCTGCGCTGGATCTCGAAGTCAGCAACAAGGGCAATATCGCCGTGCTGAATCACAAGGAAAAGTAAGGAGGCGGGGCGTATGTCGCCGCAGGCGCGGGCCAAGCTGCCGCCAGAGCTGGGCCGCCTGACCCGCAAGGACATGGAGGCCGTGATCTATCAGGCCAATCTTGGCCGGGAGAACGAGAAGATCGCGCAGCTCTACTTCGTGGACAAGCTCCCGCAAGTGGACGTTGCAACAGAATTGTATCTTGGCCGCGCCACGGTACAGCGCCGCCTACCGGAGATCATGCGGGAGATGCAGCGGACATCCAGCAAACTGTATAACTGAGATAAGCGCCGGTTTCTCGGCGCTTATTTTTTATATAAAAATTTTTGAAAAGCCCTTGACATATACGGTATTACAGTATATAATGCAGCCATAGACACAAAGCAAAACAAACACGACAAAAAAATCGGAGGATGGCAGACATGTTTAATATCGTTTCCGCGTGGGGAGCGCAGACAAATCCCCACTATAACCCGGACACTGCAAATAATGGCGGAGGTTACTGGCAGTTTTCCGGCGGTATCGTCGTCGATCTTAACGGCCAGCTTGTCACCGTCGAGGCCGACGACACGTCCTGCGGCGATTTTGGCAGCCGCGTGTATTTTTCCGTGACGGCTGACGGCTTCTGCTGGCAATTTTCCGACGGCACAATGGACGATGCGTCCGTTGACACCCCGGAGGATGTCTTGGGCGTTCTGCGGTCCGTCTCCGGCGTTCTGGGCGTGGACGCCGAAGCGCTGATTTCTGCCGCGTTGAATGCGGCGAACGTCTGCGCGTGGGAGGTATGCTATGCCGACTGACACCCAGCGCCGCGCTCGCAACAAGTGGGACGCTGAGAACATGTCCGTGATCTCCTGCAAGCTCAAGCGGGAGATCGCGGAAAGATTTAAGGCCGCAGCCAAGTCCAACGGCACGACGCCAAACGAACTGATACGCGGCTGGATTGCTGCATATTTATTTGAGCAAAACTGATGCATAACTGAGGCACAGGAAAATAGTAAAAAGCCCATACTGGACACATCAAAGGAGTGTTCGGTATGGGCTTTTCTTATTTTAATCCGAACCCTGCCGGGCAGAAGGTCGGGGACTGCACCGTCCGGGCTATCGCAAAGGCGACCGGGAAGAGCTGGGACGAGGTGTATATCGGCCTGTGCCTGCAGGGACTCATCATGGGCGATCTGCCGAGCGCAAACAGCGTATGGAGCGCTTACCTCCGGCAGCAGGGCTTTACCCGGAACGTAATCCCGAACACATGCCCGGACTGCTATACCGTCGCGGATTTCTGCGCAGACCATCCGCGCGGCGTGTACGTTCTTGCCCTGTCCAGTCATGTGGTCTGTGCGGAGAACGGAAGCTATTTCGATACATGGGACAGCGGCAATGAGATCCCGCTGTTCTACTGGGCAAAGGAGGATAAATGATGTTCGGACAACAGCCGTATGTGTATCAGCAGCCGATTTATAATCAGCCAATCGGCCAACCGATCAGTCAACCAATGCAGGAGCCAATGATTCGCCCACAGTACCAGCCCGCGCCGCAGATACCGGCCTACCAGCCGCAGCCCCAGCAGCCGCAGAATCAGTCGATCATCTGGATTCCGAACGAACAGGCCGCAAACGACTTTATCGTCGCGCCCAACAATGCCGTTACGCTTTGGGATATGAATGCGCCGGTCGTGTATGTGAAAAAGGCAGATGCAAGCGGCAAGCCGACCATGACGACCTACGACCTTGTAGAGCGTGCGCAGGCCGCGCCAGCGCCCGCAGCGCCGCGAAAAGACATGAGCGAAGAATATGTGACCCGCAGGGAGTTTGAAGAGCTGGTAGCCAAGCTGACGGCCCCCCAGCGTAAGACCGGCGAGAAAGACAAAGGAGGCTGAAAGCGATGGCTAACCCCCTGTTTCAGGCCCTCGGCGGCGGGCAGATGCCCGGCCAGATGGGGCAGTTTCAAAATATGGTGCAGCAATTCCGGCAGTTTCAGCAGACGTTTCAGGGCAACCCGAAAGCAGAGGTCGAAAAACTGGTACAGAGCGGGAAAATCACGCAGCAGCAGCTGAATCAAATGCAGCAAATGGCTGTGCAATTCCGGCAGCTGCTCGGATAAAATGAATCTTAATTCGTGGCCACGATTGAGATAAATTTCAAAATCTACGAAAGGAGAATTTTATGAGTCTTACTGATGGCGGCATTCAGCCGACTATGCCCGTCCAGCCTGCCAATAACTACGGCGGCGGTATGGGGATGTGGGGTGATAACTGGATCTGGATCATTGTGCTGTTTTTGTTCGGCTGGGGACGCAACGGCAACGGCTGGGGCGGCAATGGCAGCGGCGGCGTGATGGACGGTTACGTGCTGACGTCCGATTTCGCAAGTGTTGAGCGTAAACTTGACAGTATGGCAAACGGCATTTGCGATTCCACGTTTGCCCTGAACAATGCCATTACTGGCGGCTTTGCTACGACCACGCAGGCCCTCAACAGCGGTTTCCAGAACGCCGAACTTTCTCGTTGTAATCAGCAGGCCGCGCTTATGCAGCAGCTGAACAACATGGCGATGCAGGCACAGGAGTGCTGCTGCGAAAACCGCGCTGCAATCGCCCAGGTGCGCTATGACATGGCGACGCAGGCGTGCGACACCCGCAACACCGTGCAGAACACCACGCGCGACATCATCGACGCGATGAACTGCGGCTTCCGCAGCATTGACCAGAGATTGACGGCGCAGGAACTGGCTGCAAAGGACGCGAAGATTGCCGAGCAGAACCAGCAGCTCTTTGCGGCGCAGCTGGCGGCTTCTCAGGCGGCGCAGAACAACTACCTTGTGTCCACGCTCCGCCCGAGCCCGAGCCCGGCCTATGTGGTCGCAAATCCGTACTGCTGCAACAGCAGCTATAACTACGGCTGCGGCAACTGCGCTTAACTCCATAACGTAGAGCTTTTTCGTGGCCTCACGAAAATGATCGGTTCCTTGCCGATACTCAAGAAACGCGGCGGGGCAATCGCTCCGCCGCTGTATTTTTTGACATTGACAACATTCTTCTACATATGGTAGAATTATCACAACAGCGAATCAAACTGTTTGGAGGGTGTATATATGTCAAAGTTTATAGATATCACGGGGCAAAGGTTTAATCACTTGGTGGTAATCAAAAGAGTTCCAAATGATGCGCATGGGATAGCTAAGTGGGAATGCCGTTGCGATTGCGGGAAAACAACAATAGTTCGTGGGAAAAACTTGAAAAACGGGGCAGTTAAGTCTTGCGGTTGTTTGAAACATAACGCAACAAATAAAACCCATAATATGACGCATACTCGTATTTACCAAACGTGGGCATCCATGAAAAGCCGTTGTTATAATCCAAAGAACCGATCTTATAAGGACTATGGTGAAAGGGGCATAAAGGTATGTGGGGAATGGATTAACAACTTTGAATGCTTTTATGATTGGGCGGTTAAAAGCGGCTACTCTGATTCATTGACAATAGAGCGCATAAATGTGGATGGAGATTATTGCCCCGATAACTGCAAATGGTTGCCAAAGACTGAGCAGGCAAATAATCGGAAGTCGTGCATCGTTATTAGCTATCAAGGGAAAACTCAGAACCTTTCACAATGGTGTAAGGAACTTGGGTTGAATTATAAACGAGTAAATAACAGAATCGTCAAACTTGGGATGACTTTTGAGGAAGCAATTACCAAACCAGTTCAAACGAACAAACGAAATATGAAAGCGAGGTCTATTTATGGCTGAATTTACAGCATCCAATATTCAAAGCGTTGCTGCTGGGCAGAACGTCCCTCTGATCTCCACGGCGGCTTGCGGAAAGCCGTGCATCGTACATCGAGAAGGAAGCGGGCTCGTTACGCTGCGCGGGCTTACGCAGCAATGCAAGGCGAAGTTCCGCGTATCCTTTGGTGCGAATATCGCCGTCCCTACAGGCGGAACAGTAGGTGCCATTACCGCTGCGCTTGCAATCAACGGCGAACCTCTGAGCAGCGCCACAGCGATCGTAACCCCTGCGGCTGTTGAGAACTATTTCAACATCTTCGTTTCCGCATTCGTGGAAGTCCCGCGCGGCTGCTGCCTAACTGTAGCGGCGAAGAACACCAGCGCGCAGGCGATCAGTTTCGCAAATAGCAATATGATCGTCGAGCGCGTATCGTGAAAGGAGAATGCAATATGTACGATTTGAAAAACCTGCGTGAAATGCTCTGCAAAGAGCTTGACGAAATCGCCGACAAGCGCGAAATGTCTGCGGGCGATCTGGACGCGATCCAGAAGCTGACGAGCTCCATCAAGAATACCTACAAGATCGAGATGGCTGAAGACGGCAGCTATTCCCGCGATGGCGAGTGGGAGGCGGATATGCGCGGTACATATGGACGGGGCAGCTCTTACCGTGGCCGACGCCGCGACGCAATGGGCCGCTATAGCCGCACAGACGCCCGCGAGCATATGCATGCGCAGCTGGAGGATATGATGCGCGACGCGGACGACGACAAGACCCGCGAAGCGATCCGCCGCTGCATGGAGCAGATCGAGCGGGCATAAGGGGGATATGATATGCTGGATAAAGCCGAGATCCGCAAGGAGATAGCGCGGCTGGAATATGAGGAATCCAGCTATCCCAATTATGCCAAACTGGCAGATCTTTATGTGATACGCGACAAGATGCAGGAAGAGGAACGGGGCGACGGCGGTAAGTATGTCGGTTACTACTCCGGCGCTCCCGCCCCTGTGACCGCAGAGCCGGCTACCGTGGGCGAGTACGGGGACAGTGAGTTTTTGCTTGCGGTAGCTGGGAAAGACCCGGCAAAGGCTTGGGCGGTCGTTGATGAACTTATGGACACATTATCGCTTGTGAACCGAAAAGTCTATGATTCTATGCTTCGGAAAATAAAGTCCATGTAGCAAAAAATAGGGGAGTCCCCTCGCATTGCGCTGAATCTGTAGCATACAATGTAGCATACGGAAAATAATTTTATGTTACAGAGCGTGTCATAACGTGATTTTTTGCTTTTTGAAAATACGCAGAAAATAGGGTGAAAAGCATAAAAAAGTACCGATTTTAGATTTAAAACATCTAAAATCGGTACTTTGGCGCGGAAGGAGAGATTTGAACTCTCGCGCGCTTTTTAGACGCCTACTCCCTTAGCAGGGGAGAAAAACCCATTGAAAACACTGGGGAAATTGGCGTTTGTAACATATTTTGTAGCATACAGAATTCACTCTGGCGAGTCGTTTTGCAACTGATTTACGGCATCGACCATGCCTTTCATGTCCGGATGTACATACCGTTGGGTAGTGGTTATCTTCGTGTGGCGCATGATTTCCTTGATCGTAAACGGATCAATGTTTTTCATCGCGAGGGCTGTAGCGGTTGTATGGCGGCATGAGTAAGGTGGTAGCTTTTGCGCTCCGGCAAGCTCCAAACACTCATAATATCTCTTGTAAAAATTATCTTTGTTTATGCAGCAGATATTTCCGACGCGCGATTTGCTTTCTTCGCATAGTTCATGCAGCACCGGCGCAACGAAATCCGGGAAGACCATAGGCGTTTCCTTCCGCTTCTTTGTCTTTATGCCGCCTCGGACGATCTCATTCTTTTCAAAGTCAATCATATCTTTCTTGAGTTTCAGAAGCTCACCGGGCATCATGCCGGTATAAATCATCGTTAAAATAAACCCAACGAAGTGGTCTTTTGCATACGCTTCCCATAGCTTTTTTACGTCGGCGTCGGTAAACGGTTCCGGCGACTTCTCTTCCAATTCCGGAAGCTTTATGTACTTTGCAAGATTCACGGTTGTTTGCTTTTCTGCAATTGCGAGGTTATAACAGTGGGAGAGGACAGTTTTCATATCTTTCCGCGTGTAATAGGTGCTGGCGTTGCGTTCGATAACATCCTGTATCTGCGCGATGGTAAGCGCGTCGATCTCACGGTCGGCGATTTCTCTCATGCGCTCGAATGCCTTTTCCGCCGCGCCCTGACGATCAGCCGATAAGGATAGATAATCCCCACGCAGATATGTTTTGTAGTATTCTCTGAGAGTGGGGCTTCGCTGCTCTTCCTTCGGAGGGTTTGCGGCATATTGGAGGGCGGCGCGCTTTGATGTAAACCCGCCTTTTGTTCGCATCTTTTGCCGAAGCTTGTCGTTCTCGTCTAGGTAAGTTCTTTCTGTCCAACGCGCCGTCCACGTCTTCCCTCGCTGGTAAGCGCTTCCTTGCCCGTTCCCGCGCGTCCGGCTTCGCCGCGCTTCCTGTTTTTTCCCGCACCAGCAACAGTAGGGCGCGCCGTCTGGAATTTCTTTTTTACACTTGATGCACTCCATGTTTCCCTCCACGTTCTTTTCGGATCGCGTAGAAAGTAATTGCCGAAGCCAGAACTGAACCTACGATCAGGGCGATACACGCCCATGCGGTTACGGACAAGTCTCCATCTCGAATGAGGCCTGCGTTCCGACTCTGCGCATCCGTTACAAGGCAGGCAATCAGGGTAAAGGAGAGAAGCAAACAAAATAGGGCGAGAACGTAACACATTGTATGTGTAGACCTTATCTGCGCGCTCTGTAGGGCTGCTGCTGCCTCCAGCTTGGCGGTTTCAAGCTCGACACGATGGATCTGCTTGGTCAGATTTTCCGGGCTTCCGACGGGATTCTCAAGGCCGAACAGCTCGTCGAGCGACAGACCAAGCGCTTTACATATTGCGGCCGAGTTATAAAGCCGTGGATCCGCTTGTGTTCCGGCATATAATCGGCTCACGGTGGAGAAGGAAACTCCGGACTTTTCCGACAGCTCCTCCAGAGTCATTCCGCTGTGATCTTTCGCATTTCTGATTTTCCCATGATACGCGCCGATAAACGGCGCGAGTTCCTGTATTGCGGACATCGGTGCGCCTCCAATCGCAGATTGTATTGTTATTTCTTACATTTTCCGTGTGAAAACGCAAACTATGAGAAGAAAACGCAAAACTCGGGCTTTTCTTACAAACATTATCTGGTACAATAAAAACGTAGCAGATAGTTCCTGAATCCGGCATCTGCTGAAATGGCCCCACCGTATGTTCCAGATACGATGGGGCCGGTCAAACCGAATATTATATCAAATCATCAGTCCCATAAACTGTACACCATCGGATTCCTGATCCCCAAAAATAACGCGGTCTGTTTGTTCATAATACCATGTTGATTTTTAGAACAACCGTTCTATAATAAATGACAGGAGGAAAAAATATGGAGTGCATCAACATCCGGGTAAACAACGGGAAAGTGGACGTGACAGTAGACGGCGCGAAGCTGACAGACGTGCACAGCGTCAGCGTGGACTACATCAAGGGCATTCCGCTCCTGTTTGCCTGCGTCGCGGACGTAGGCCGGGAGCAGGACGAGCGGCGGGAGCCGAGGATCCTGCACTAGTCATAGTCCTCCCGGTTTTGTAATGTACTATAATTTTATCACCAGAGTTTTACAGGCTCAAGGTCAAAACTGCACAAAAAGAAACGATAGAATTTGGAAGTTAAGAAAAGGAGGGCGCAAAATGCTTTGTATTCAGGATGATCTGTGCTATAATAAGGGTGAAGAAATTGCGCCCGCTGATATTGGCTTTCAGTATTTAATGGAACTTACATCAGAGGAAAAACGAGAACTAATTAGAATATGGAAGGAGCGAAACAATGTTTCTGAGCAAGGAAAAGTACGATAATATTATGCTGCAGTTGTGCAGAATCAGGACTGAAATTTCTACAAAAGATGAGTGCGGAGAAGCGTGCCGGATGTGCGAACACGCGATCGGCGCGGCCAGCCCAGGCGGCGACATCGTGCTTGTCTGCGAAAAAAAGCTTAAAGCAGTTTGCAGCGACTTTAGCCCTCGGATCCTGACAGACATTTGTTCAGGAAATTCCAGAAATGTTCAGACGTAAGCATCCCGAGCAGGAATGAGATTACTGCAATCACTAGGTCATGGATTCGACTAGCCTTTGTGGACTTCTTCCGCTGATCAATATACGCCAAGTAGTCCTTCCCGCGTTCTTCTATTTCAATTGCGCAGGACGCGCCAAACGATAACACAGGGACACCATCTTTGCTGGGGATTGGGTGCAGATTTGCAAGTCCAAAATGTTTCAGCCTATTTGCGGTCTGGAAAATATCATCCGTCGCAAATATTCTGCTATCTGCCAACGCTTTAAGCATTTTTCTTTCATCTTTGTTCAACTCGATTTCCGAAAACGGAAGGTTGCTTGCATCATCCATTCTGCTTTCTCCGGTTCTTTAGCATACGCGCCATTTCGAGCAAATCACGTCGCTCATTTTCATCCGCAGAACTCCAAATTTCACGGAGTTCTGCGGTTTCGCTATCTTCGGCCCCATCCTTCGGGATGGGGTCTTTTTTTATGCCCTCCTGCGGAACGAGTTCCTTGTCCGGCAGCAGGTCTGCCACTGATACACCGAGATATTCTGCGATAATTTTAAGATTTTTCATAGAAGGGTTTGTTTTCCCTGTGTTCCATAGAGAGTACGATGCAGACGTAATACTGCAATCCTTATAAAACTGCTGTTTCGGTATACCTTTTGCAGCAAGCAGGGCGTTGATTCGTGCGACTATGGGCGATTTAACCGCAAAGTCCGGCATTGGGTCTACGCCATATAAGAGATATTCTGTCGTTACCCCAATTACACTGGCTGCACGTTGAACTTTCTTTATACTTGGCGCGTGTTTCCCCGTGTTCCACTGAGAGAAAGAACCAGACGATATTCCGCTTTTTTCGTAAAACTCTTGCTTTGTCATTCCAATTTCAGCAAGCCTTATTTCTATTCTTCTTATAACGGACTGTACGTCAAATTGCATAAAAAATCCCTCATAAATTTGGCAAAAAAGTACCCTTAACAATCCTAAGTTTTTATTGACTTTTAGTATATACTTAACTATACTAAGAGTTGTGAGGGGCAAAACTTACAAGTGAGGTGATGGCGTGAAGAAAGACAAGTATATATGGGGATTTCAGATTGTTGGTTCAGATTGCGGATATGACCAGTTTGGGACGTTCCATTGCACGTGCGGTCATTGCCTTCCGTTACGAGTTGATGTAAGTAAGGGCGGCAAATATCGCGGCAGCGACTGCGGCGACGGCAGATACGACGGTGAAAAACATGTTGATAAGAAACCGCCTTTTCTCCGTGCGTGCTTTCGAGCCTTCGGTTTCGACAAGCACATTTAGACCGTTTTCTTCTATGGACTTGTAACGCTTATTCCGATTGAGAAACAACCTGATTCTTTCTCTGAACGACTTGCACATGATTCATGCCTCGGCTTATGAGGCGTGAAAAGAACACCGCCCCGGACAGCTTATCGGATTGTTTAATAATGATAGGTGGTACTTTCATAATAACACAATTCACTAAGTTGTCAAGAAAAACTTAGTATTCTCAGACAGGAGGTATGTAAAGGCATGGGTTTTAAGGAAGCGAGGCTTGCCGCTGGATTGACCGTTCAACAGGTAGTCAAGGCGCTAAAGGTTTCAGACGCATCCGTTTATCTGTGGGAAACCGGGCAGATGTATCCGAAGACAGCGCGCCTGCACGAAATCGCAGATCTGTACGGCTGCACAGTGGACGAGCTATTAAAGCCGAGAAAGGAGGAAAAATGACGCTGGACGATATCCGGGCAATGTCAAAGCCCACAATCCTCGCAAGCGAGGCGGCGCAGGTACTCGGCTGTACCCCGCAATGGCTTCGCTTGATGGCGAGGGAACAGCCTGAAAAGCTTGGCTTCCCAGTCTGCTGCACAAGCAAGCACAGAGTAAAGATCCCGAGAGAGCCGTTTTTGCGGTTTCTCGGAGCATGAGGAGGAACAAATGAAAGTCAGATTAACATTTTTGGAGCCGGTTCTTGGCACATGGCCGAGCAACGAGAACATTGCGCGTGACTTTATCGCAAGCAAGGCCCCGGACGCAAGCACGATTGAGGATGAGATTGCAGCGCTCGGCGCGGACGCTGTCGCCGAAAAGGGCAAGACCGTTTTCCCGCGTACCGACGGACAGCCGATTCTGTACGATTATCAGATCAAAGGCTTTTTCAAAGACGCCTGCGGTATGCTGGCACGCGTGAAATCCAAGAAATCCAGCGCCCTGAAAGCCTATAAGAAAATCATCGACGGCCTGATCTTTGTAGAGCCGCGCATGATTCCCATTGAGATCAACGGCGAGATCGGCGAATGCCAGAGACCGCTTCGCGCACAGACCGCACAGGGCGAGCGCGTGAGCCTCGCAAACTCCGAGGAAATCCCGGCAGGAAGCTCCATCGAGCTTGATATCGTGATGCTCGATGAAAAGGCACACAAGGATATCGTCCTGGAATGGCTGGATTACGGACGGCTCAGAGGCATCGGCCAGTGGCGAAACTCCGGAAAGGGACGATTCACCTACGAAGTGCTCGAGTAAGCGCGAGGGCATAGATGGGCCCGGCGTCGAAGGGCAATGGAGTGGCACGGCACCGCAATGGAGTTGCGTGGCACATCTCGGCTTAGCAATGGAATGGCCGAGCGACGATGGGCAATGGCATGGCATAGCAAGGCAAAGACGGCGAATCAAAGACTGGCAAAGGCTATGAATTGAATCGCACTGCAAAGAAGCGAACAGAAATCGAAAGAGGAGTGGACAACATGAGAACAAACCTTGTCGCGGAAACGACTGAGGAACGCCGGGAACGGCTGCGGGAGGAATTGGAGGCCCGCAAGGCAACACTGCGGATCGTCAAGGGCCTGTGCCTTTGGACGAGCGGCGCGGCGATGATCCTGTCGGCGGTGGCCGGGATGGCGGAAATGACGTATGAATGCGTTCTGACCGGTCTGGTCGCAATCGTCGCGCTGCTGTACGGGCTGGCATGACGGAAGCGGATCTGCTGAAGACTCCCTGCGAGCTTTGCAGAGAGCGCGGACTATGGCGCTCCGGCTGCACCACAGACGGCCAATTCTCCTGCGGCATCTATTGGGAAATCCTGTTCGAGCAATGGGACGCGACCTGCAAGCTTATCCGAGAGCGCACGAAAAAGAAATGACCCCTGCCGCGCTGCAACGCGACAGAGGCCGAAAGGAAACTTAAGACGCCTTTATTATAGGGCAGAAAGGGAACTATGTCAAGTTTAACGGATTCCCGCGTTCGACATGGTGCGAAAGCCTGCGTAGACGCGGTACATCGGGCCGACTACCCGAAGTTTAACAAATGCCTGCTTTCTCAGTGCGAAGCGCCGGAGAAATACGGCGTGCAGCTTGTTCCGGAGGCAGCTGCGGCGATCAAGGCGCTGGACGCGCCCAAGAACCGCGCAGATCGCCGGAAGAAGACGAACCGGTATTATTTCCGGCTGACGGACGGCGGCGCAGAAGTTCTGCAGCAGCTCTGCGAGGCTATGCACTGTGCAAGCGTGCAGAGCCTGTGCGAAAAGCTCTTGGAAAAGGAGGCGAAACGCCGTGGGATACGATGGTGAGAACCTCTATCTCGGCATCGACGAGCCGGAGCCGAAGACCGTCGGCCAGTGCGCATACTGCCGGGAAGACATCTATGAAGGAACTGAGTGCTTCTGCTGCAACGGAGTGCTGGTACATACGGAGTGCTTCGGGGACTATGTGCAGGATGAGTACAGCGAATCGGAACTGGCCGGGGCGCTGGGATTTGAACAAAAGACAGCATGAATGAAGGAGGAAACATTATGGAAAACGCAAAAGGCTACAAGGCATTTTCGCCCGGTATGATCTGCCGAGGCAAGCGGTATGCCGAGAACACGGACTACGAAGAGACAGACGGCGCGATCTGCAGCGAAGGAATGATGCACTACTGCGTCAACCCCTTCGATACCCTTAACTTCTACGATCTCGTAGGTGAAAACGGGAAGTTTTCAGATTTCGCAGAAGTCGAAGCGCTCGATCCGCCACTTCCGGAAACTGGCGGGAAATTTGCGGCGAAGAAACTGCATATCGGCGCGAAGCTGAGCTTCGCTGGATTTGTAAAGGCGTGTATCGATTACACAAAGGAACAGACAATCGATAATATGCCGAAAAGTGAAATTGATACGGGCGACTACGCCCAGATCGGCAGCTCGGGCGACTCCGCCAAGATCGGCAGCTCGGGCAACTCCGCCAAGATCGGCAGCTCGGGCGACTACGCCAAGATCGGCAGCTCGGGCGACTACGCCAAGATCGGCAGCTCGGGCAACTCC